CAGCAGCCGCCGCATCACCAATAGCCACAACAGCCTCCTCTCGCTACTGGTTATACCAGTACTCGCCAGAGCCCATATCGACCCAGTCGATATCGTACTTCCAGGAGCGCCAGGTACCAGGGGTAATAGACGTCTTGGTCACCAACGAAGGATAGGAGCTCTTCCCGTTGGTGTCGGACTTGAAGATTTGTTCGACAACACGCATGTATGCTGCGCCACCGTTGTCACCACGAACCTCGACGATGTCACCGAGGAAGTAATCGCGTTCGTACACAAAATCGGCGTTCTGATCGACTTCTCCGTCGTAGATGTCGCTCGGACGACACTTCGTCAATTCTTCGTTGGCGAGCTGCTGCAAATATACGGGCGCATCTGCGATATCCATGCCGTCGGGGAGTTGGGAGATCGAGATGAATTTAGTTTTTTGGTCAAATCCTCCGGAGGAATATGCCAATTCGGGATCCGAAACAGTTTGGCTAATGGTTAGGGTCTCGGGGTAGCCTGCCGTATCCGGGTTCTTGTATTGATACACAGCGATAACGACATTGTAATGCGCCGTATTGTCGCGATATTCGGTTGTATCCTTCAGGTTATCCATGTCACTGGAGAAAATGACTGGAGGATACACGGTCTGATTGGTGGTTCGATCGACGCCGTTGTAACCTTCGAAGTACAACGTAGACGTGTTGGGATCCTTGTACAAACGAAACCCGAGATCGTACGCTTTACAGACGTCGGTCACAGCGGAATATACACTTGCCAGTTTCTGTTCCCACAGAATGCCGCCGGGCTCAGGCTCCGGAATATTGCTCGCCGGATACAGACTCACCGGATTGGCTACTTGGTCATTCAGGAACGGAATCGTGTCTCCGGACGAAAGCTGCCACCCACTCGTAGGTACGCATATCCGCCAGACAAGGTCTGTAATCAGCTGAAGCGGTGTCCAGCCATTGAAATATGTGACTGCGAGAAGCATTCCAGCATGCGTCCCGCTATCTTTCGAGCCGGACACTCGCTGTTCGAGGATCGAGACGAGCTCGAATCCTTCGACAGTCAGTAAGACGCCTTTTTCTTCGTCTATTTTCTCACTGATCTTGTTGACACGCATGATTCGCTTGGAATCACGAATCGTCAGCAAAGTGTCCTCGACGAAACGGCTTCGGTTTGCTTGAGTGGAGAGGGTGACCAGCTGGAAGTCACCCTTCTCCGCGTACCGCTCCGTCCAAATGAATGACTCGTATCCGTCTTCGTCGATCAGGTCGATTTCACGAAGGAGGGCGTCGAGAATATAGATCTCCACTACAGCCCTCCATACCTCGCGACGTATTCCAAGGTATACGGAATGGGATCACCCACGGCGTATACCCGGAATTGATTGAGTCCTTCCACAAGCGAAATCCAGCTCGATTGCGGCGAACGTCCGTACAGATATGAACTACTCACCGTTGCTCGAGTCAACGTGATTCCCTTGTTTCCCCGGAGCGAGCTGACGACGAGTTGATCGCCACTATGCAGCGTTCCGGAGAAGTCGAGTTGCTGAAGACCGCCACCTTCGTCACCGTTGTAGATGCTGAACTCGCTGACGTCTCGGTTGAAATTGAGCGTCAGAACAGTGCCGGCATCCACCGTTCCCGGATAGTCGATTTCGGTATTCGTGATGTCCGACACCGTATGGCCGCTGAGACTGACCATCTGAATGTCGAGGAAATCCGGTTTGTAACACATCACCGAGATCGTTACCAGCGGATCGTCCTGGAACAGCGGAGAACTCATATCCTCCACAATTCCGTCGATGCTGACAATCAATCCCGACGACATGTAGTATTTCATCGTGATCTTTGCCTTGGGCATGAACCACGCGTAGAGATCTTTCCGAAGGTCCGTGTAACTCTTCGGATTGAAGTCCGGATCAAGATCAAGTTTGATGACGACGTTTCTTGCAGGGGTTTTTGCGGACTGGAAGTTCTCCCCATCTGCCCCCGCATAACTCGTAGCGACGAGCGTGGCCTTGACAGGGTCCAGACCATCGATGTCATTGATTTGATAACCGTCAAGAGCCAGATCTTCGTCCATTGGAAGAGTCAGGATGCTACCTCGACTGTTTACGACTTCAACCTTCGTGAGCATCAGGTCCCCTCCTTCGTCTTGGAAATCAAGTTCTTTGTTTGACGGTAGATTTCCACCGGAGTCAAAGCCTTCGGCGAGTAGTTGTTCTGGGTGTACTCGTAAGTGTCACCAGTGTTTCCGGTGTCACTACCATTTTGACTGTTATCGGTCCGGTTCGAATCGAAGCCGGAGCCGGCACTAGCCGCGCCGTTCTTGGCGGAAGTAACATCGAACGCAGGAAGGTCAAGTAGGTCCGTGATCGTGCTGGCGTCCTTCTTGACCTGAGTCAAGTCCAGAACCGGCGTGATCGTCGGATCGAAGTCGATCAGATCGCTTCCGAGCACCTTGCTGAGACCGCTCAACGTCTTGCCCATCGAGTCGATCATCGTGTTACCGAGATCGCCAGCGGCCTGAGCAGCCGTATCAGCGTGATCGTTCAAAGCGTCTGCAGTACCTTGGACCATCATCTGGCCAATCCAATAGAATTCCTTCGAGGGGGAGTGAATTCCAAGGACATTCAAGGCAGTAGCGAGCATTCGCTGAGCCATGTTCGCTGCAGCAGCAACCGCTCGACCAGCAAGGCTAGCAAGACCTCGAACAACGCCCTCGATAAGCGCGTCAGCCAAGTTCCCGCCTGCGGCAGCCAATGCGGAACTACTTGAGTGAATCTGACCAGTCAGTGCATTGATGAACTGGATGATCATCGTGATGGCGGCCAGTGTAACCCGAGGAAGGTTGTTGCCAATGCCTTGGATGAATGCGATGACGACGTCCGTACCCTTATTGATCAGATCTCCGAGTCGGCGAGAGATGCCATCAAGAACAGCAATGGCGATCCTCATGCCGGCGTCGATCATCTTGGGCAGCGAGATGTACATCGCATCCAAGAATTGGAATAACAAGGTGTTGAGAAGGGCGATGATTTTCGGCGTCAGCTGGATGATCGCGTCCATGAGTGCAGTCAGGACGGTAACCATCGCACCGAGAATTGCAGGTCCTGATTCAGCGATCACCTTGGCAAACAATACCAAGCCAATGCCGATTTGTTCCACAACGTACGGGATCAGACCCGCCAGGCCCTTGACGATACCGACGATGGCGGCAGTTGCTCCAGCCCCAGCTGCCGCGAGCAGCGTAAGGCCGACACCAAATGCTAGAACACCAACGCCCGCGGCGAGAACCGCAACGCCGAGAAGGCCGATGGAAACGGCCAGGGCAGCAATCAATGGAACAATGGGGCTCAACAGGAGGCCTGCTGCACCGATAACCACAAACACGCCCGCCAGAGCTACAAGACCGGCGGCAATATCGGACCAGCTCATCGAGCCCAGCAATTTCAACGCCGGGGCAAGAATACTGATCGCAGCGGCCATAATGATCATGGCAGCCGAACCGGCCAACGTCCCGTCCATGACGAGCAGAGCGGCCGAAATGATGATCAACGATCCCGCAAGCACGATGAGACTCTTGGCGATCTCCACCCAGCTCATCGAGCCCATCTTCTTCATGGCATCCGCGAGGATTTCAAGCGCAGCGGAAACAACGAGAATTCCGGCCGCGCTAACCAAAGAAGAGGGGGGAAGCAAACCGATCGCCAACGAAATTGCGAGCAAAGCACCAGCCGCGACGGTAAGACCCTTGGCGATCTCACTCCACGACAGTTTACCCATCTTTCCGACGGCGTCACTGATGATTTCCAAAGCCGCGGCAACGATCACAACGCCGGCGGATTTGAACACTGCCCCTTCCGGGATCAGGTTGATTGCGCCGACAATGATCCCGAGACCAACAGCAATCGCGGCCATACCTCGACCCAGCTGTTCCCAGTTGTATTTGCTGAAATCGCCAAGCGCACTGGCCAGAATCTTCAATGCCGTAGCAAGAAGAATGATTCCCGCACCAGAACGAATGCCGATTTTGTCCGCTTCAGCAAACTTGGTGAACAGAGCGAGCGCTCCCAGAAGGACCGCCACGCCAGTCAGTCCCTTCGCAAGGCCTTTCCAGTCCATTCCAGACAAAGCCTGGACGGAGGTTACCAGGATCCGTACGGCTACAGACAACAGAATCATGCCAGCGCCAGCACGAACCATTCCAGGAGTTGCCGTGTCCAACGCGTTTGCTGCGACGACAAGAACGCCCATCGTGACAGCCAGGCCAACAAGGCCCTTCGTCAATTCCGACCAGCTCAAACCGGAAAGTTTGACGACAGCGATAGCCAGAACATCGACAGCAGCCGCGAGCAGAATCAAACCCGCAGACATTACTCCTATTTTGAGCGCTGAGCCAGCACCGCTGACTTTATCGAAAGCAACGAACGCTCCGACAAGTTGACCGAACATCACGGCGATTGCGATCGATGCCCGAGTGAGGCCAGCCGCATCGATGTGCGAAAGACCGATCAGAGCCAGCGTCAAAATGCCAATGGCCGCCGCAATCGTAAGCAAGGCCGTAGCATTCAGAGCGTTCTCCATGCCCTTGAGCGCCCCGGTCAAGCCCTCGATTGCTTCCTTGATTCCATCGAGGAATCCGCCATCGACCTTGAAGCCCTTGAACTTGTCGATGAGCTTCTTGATCATCACGAAGAAAGCAGCGAACAGGCCAGTGTTGACGGCCTTCAAGATGTTGTCGAAGTCCAACCCACCAGAGAAGACGCCGGAGATGGCTTGACCGACGCCCTTGGCCCACGACACGAATGCTTTGGAAGCACTGGCGAGCTTCTCGCCAATCTTGTCCAGAATCTTGAGGAAGCCTTCGTAAGCGCTCTTGAGTGTGTTGATGACCCTCTCGGTCGGAGTCATCGCATTCGTCATCTTCTCGAAGCTGCTGGCGACGCCATCGATATCGTCGTTCGAGCCCGAGAACAATTTACCCAGAAGTTTGGCGAGGCTCTTCAAGAGATTGATCGGGACGTCGAGGATCTTGCCCAATCCCTCGAAGAACTTACCGAATGCGTTACCGCTCTTGATCGCTTCATGCAGCTGCACCAAGAAGTCACCGATGTTTCCGGTGAACTTGAGAATACTGCTGCCACCGCCGGTGAATTTCCCGATCAAATCGGCCAAGAATTTGACGCCGGCCTTCAGAAGCTCCCAGCCGATGCCCAAGATCGCAAAGAATCCGGCGAAAGTCCTCCGGAGGTTATTTGCCGTTTCGGTACCAAGAATCATCTTGGCGAAGAAGTCTCGAATCGCCGCCGTGATGTTGTAAAGCTGCTGTGCGGTAGTGGGTGGGAATATCTCTCGGAAGGCGTCCTTGATCGGCGTGAGGATGGACAACAACGCATGGAACGCGTTGGAGATGGCGTCGATCAGGGCCTGACGACCCCCGAGGTCTTTCCAACCCTGGAGGAGTTCATTTCGAGCCTTGGCGGAGTTTTGAATCATCCCGCCGAGGGTGTTACTAACATCCGTGAACAGCGATTTGGCTTCATCGAAGTTACCGAAGACGATTTGCCATGTCTGCGCCCATCCCGAACCCACCGCTTCGCGAAGCGTGTCCAGGAGCTGAGTCATCGTCTTGACTTTGGTGGCTGCATCCGTAGCAGTCCGGCCCATTTCCAGGATACCGGCGATCTGCTGCTGGTTATAGCCCATCGACTTGAGCTGGTCGGCCGTCAGTTCACCAGTGAATTTGCTGAGGGTCTCCGTCAGGATCCCACTGGTAAGCCAGCCCTTCTGCAGGCTGAGTCGGAACGAACCTTCGTCCTTGATGAATTGGTCGACTGCGACGCCATGAACCCGGGCGGTTTCGATCAAAGCATCTTGGAAGACCTTACCGCCCATGCCGGCATTGACAACTGAGTTCCAGTCCTCAAGCGTGACCTTACCGGCGGCAAGAGCCTGAGAAAGCTGATACATCGCCGTCGAAGCCTGTTGGGCATTCGATCCGGAGATAGCGGCCAGGTTCGCGATACCCTTGATCGCGCTGGTCGCGACTTCCAGGCTTACACCGGCGGCCGTGAAGGTACCGATGTTCCGAGCCATCTCGGAGAAATTGTAAATTGTTTGGTCTGCGTAATGATTCAGATTGTTCAGAGCATCGTTGACCTTGTTCAGGCCTTCGGCACCCTTCAGCCCCGTATTCGCCAGAATCGTCTGGATCGAATTCAGATTCGTTTCGTACTCGTGGAAACCATCGATGATCGGCGCGAGTGTCAGAGAATGAGCCAGCTCGGTGCCGGCGTTTACCGCTTTGTTGACGATATTTGCCAGAGCTGTGATCGCAGCGACCTGCAGTGCGCTGAAACGAGCCGCCAGACCAGAAACCTGATCTTGAGCTCCCGCAGTGGAGAAGCGACCCGCTGCTGCCCCGATCTCATCGAGACCTGTAGTGGCTCCCTCGAGACGCAGAGCAGTTTTCAGCTGATCGAGCTGCTTCAGCGTTGCAGCAGTTCCCGTTGCGAATTGCGAATTGTCGAATTTCATCCGAACAATTCGTTCGTCAATGCTACTCATGCAGAGGTCACCGCCTTCCATACAGTCTCTGCGATCTGGTCAAATATAGGTCGCATCGCGGGGTTGATGTAATCGATTCCTTGGACGTATCCGCCAGTTCCCGTTCCATGCCCATATTGAATCATCAGAGCGACAGGAAAACCGCTTTCAACGTCAGTGTTTGTCCATCCGATCATTATTCCGCTGCTGGATTTCTGGATCTCGTAACCCCAAGAACCGGCAGCCAATCCTGTATCCCTCGGAGTGGCCCTTCCAAGTGCAGTTGCTCCCTGTTGACCAGCCGCGTTCAAAACCGCGTCGATCTCAAGCTTCTGCATATCGCGAAGGAACTTTTCAGTCTTGTCGAACGATCCTTCCGATGTCAAAGAGATGGGCATGTGTCCTCCTAATCACAGAGGGCGTCGCCACACCCATTCGACAATCGAACTTGAATAAGGCTGATGCACAATCGTCTGAGTGGATCCGCTGTCCTGGTAGCCGACGACCTCCATGTAGTCTCCGACGTGCAGGGGAACCAACCCTTTGAAGGACGCGACGTTATCGCTCTGGCTAGTACCCTTGGTCATCACAGCGCCCAAGTAATCGCCAAGAGTATTACCATTGAAAATCGGCTGTGTCATGATACGAGATGCAACAGATCCCGTGAAGTTGACCTGCATGTTGATGTCATACCAACCTTCACGCCTGCAGAAGCACTTGGTATTCGCAGCAGAACTCCATTGTTCTCCAGCACCGAGTGTATCTGCATTGTTCGAGAAGGCATGCGAAGGCGTATCCGCTCCGTCCAGCCGCAAAACTAGGAACTGAGTGCTTGTTGCCGAGTTCCCGCTGCCGGTCAGAATCAGCCGCTTCAGCAACGGAGGAGGACTCTGGACGACGTTCACCAGACGCCACGTGTCCGTCGCAGTCTTGATCAGCCGACCGCAACCACCACCGCCGTAGATCGGGATAGCTCCGTTGATCGTGACACCTGCTCCAGCAGCCAGAACAAGCGGACCCTTGTCGCCAGTCACCAGATCCACGTATGAACCGACCGGGAACGCTACCGAAGAGTTCGGCGGGACCGTACATGTGATGTTCGTTGCGTATGATGAGCTGTTGGCGACAATTCGCTGGCCGACGTCCGTCAGAGCCAGCGTGAACGAAGCGGTAACCGTTCGAACGATCGACTGACTCGTCAGCTGAGCCAGCGTCACGACGTCATCCGTTGCTGTGCCCACAGCGGCCTTCACACGACCGTCAGAAAGGCGCTTCACGATCTTGTCCGCGGTTGCCGCTGTCGCAGTGTCCGTGAATTTGACGTAGTTTGCCGGACTGACGCCGCCCAAAAGCGAGGAGTCCGCGGCCGTCCCAAGTATCGGCAGGTACTTCGACCCGAAAGCAGCCGAAAGGCTCGACCAGGTGTTGACGCCATCGCCGATCTTGATGACTCCGGTATCCGTGGTCACGCCAAGTTCGCCGGCCGCCAGAATATAGCCGGAAGTCGACCAGGTAGCCTCGGTGGCGCGACGCTGTTGCATTCGTGTGCCCACTGCCATTACAGCGCACCTCCATCGATAGTATCTGTGATTGATGTGCTGGGAGTTCCAGCATCATACGTCGCGAACACAGGAGTGTACGGATCTCCGGCATCGTAAACGAGGTCGTTGAACGAGTCGAAGAGGAATATCAATTCTCCCGGAGATGGAAGTGTGGGAACCGTGGTGTCGGTTCCGTAAAGCAAGTCTTCGAGCTGACTCAGAAGTTCAGCCGGAACGTCCCTGGAATCGACAACGAAATGCGCCGAAGGACGATATCCAGAAACAACCGCGGCTCGAGATGAAACTTTCCAGCTGAAGGTAGACGGCTCACTCTGGTCGGTAAGCGTGTGGAAACCGTGATCCGAAGGTTCGGCTTTCAGATTGTACAGGACGTGAATCTTGTACCCGAGAGACAATCCGGCGACTTCATTGCCCACCTTCGAGCGATACGTCATTCCAAAAGGCTTTCGCCTCTGCTGAGTGATTCGAAGGCCGCTATCGGCACGGTAAGTACCGTCGCAACGTTCGAACTCCAGCGGATAAGTATACGCCTCGACTGTGGCTTCGAATTCTTCGGGAGATGCGCGGTTGCTGATTTTGATACCATCGAGGTATCGAGGCTTTGATGCTCCGCCTGTCTGGCTTTGGCTGACGCTCACGAGACCAAGCCATGGAACGCCAGACCCGTTGTCCACGTACAACACGCCGCGGTCTATTCCTGCTTCGAATACTCGAGTGCCAGATGTTGCCCAACTAATTCTTGTCATCACACCTCCCTTAACCTCGAGTACCGTGTTTCGCTAACCGGGACCGGTTTAGCTCTCGCATTTCCTTGGCGCTCATCTTCTTTTTCGGAGTGTTCTTCAGGTTGA